CCTCCTTACAAGCAATGCCCACGCAAATAAAACTATGGCTTGATTGATACATGGTCTATCCCTAAACATACTTCAAAACATTTCCCATCGTGGACACATAATTCATAAGCCCGTCTCTGCATCTCTTTGTTAAGGCGGTGGCGGTCAAACTCAACCACTTCTGCTATCCTTTGTGCGTTAGTTATCATAACTCTATATCACTCTCTACTTCTAAACCATATTCTATCGCCAGCTACGCCTTCCCCATGGCTTGTCCAAAAGTAACCTACCCAACCCTTCTGATACATTCTCCAAAGGGACTGAACTATACATCGTATCCACGCTCCGTGCTTTGAACGCAGATTGCTGTCAGTCCAAGCATAAAGGTGAAAGGCAATATCCCATTCGCCGTGGCTTTCCGCATCGCTTAACACTTGAAGTATTCTATCATCTATTATCATAACTTTATATCACTCTCTACTTCATTGCCCCAACATTTCATCATACTTGTTGAGGCTTTACTAACTCAGCCACCAACTCTCTGAGTTTCTTTGCGATAATGGGGTATCTTCCCCCACCATTGCTAGAGCAGAACTCTAAACTGTCAATAAATCCCTTCTCAGCATCGTAAAAAGTAACCACCACATCACCATCAGCCTGAACCAGTAATCGCAAACGAGCAGTCTCACCCATATCGCCTTTAATATCGTCTACTACAAAGGATACATTAGCCTCACCGTTCCTATTTTCTATTCTCATCCCCTTCTCCTTTCAGCATATATTTTCTGATACTTCTTATTCAAAGAGTTCCCTCACTTTTTCTATTAGGGCTTTAATGTCTGATATATCATCAAGATGGCGTGAAACTGCTGACTGCCAGAACTGTATTGAGGCTCGGTCAAACTCTGTATCGCCTCCCCTTCTATGTTTCTCTATACAATCGGCACACTCGTATATGTTCATGTGGTGTCTTACCTCTTCGCCAGCCAGAAAGGTAACATAAGCCTTTGCCTCAGTCTTATTTAGGGTCTCTATGATGACCTTGTGTGTCTTAGGGTCAAATTTCATTAGCTTCTCCTTATCCCAAACTTAATCCAGTAATATACTTTTATGATGGAATACATAACAGCCAAGAAAGAGCAGGCTATTGACACCCACGCTAACTCAAGGGGACTCCCGTTGACCATTATATCCCATAGAGTTTTATCCTCTAATTCTTCCCAAGCCATTTATTTCCTCCTGTCCTTTATAAGCAAAACAAATATTGCCCCATTCGTGCAGAGATTAATTGAATTGGCACAGATAAATACTTCGGCCTTGATATAGATGGCGTGGATTAGATAGCACAGCAAGCACAAGACTAAAAAACTATATGTGCCTAGCGATACATCAGCCAATCTCTTGGTTCTAATAATTGAAATTAACTGTGGAATAGGCACGCACAAACCCAATGCTACACCACAATATCCAACTATATATCCAGGGCTAAAGTCTGCGAACATTTAAGTTACTCCTTATGCTATTCATACTTTTTGCCACCATACACAAATGCCCCACCGATGATAGGTATTTGCTCAACCCAGAACCTTTTGCCAAAGAAGTGAATTAGTGAGAACCCCTGAACCCAGTTAGGATTTTTAATGTAGTCAGGGTTCAAATCACACAAGCAACCATTTTCCCACCAGCCCCAAGTCCCAAATCTATCCCTCTTGTAAAACGACCCCATACGATGGCAATGCCCGCAAATGCCACAACCACCGTGCTTTTCATACATTCTCTTAGCCGTATATCCAGAGTGAATGCTGGCAATGTCGCCGTGAACAATAAGGAATAGCCCATTTACCATTAATCCGTGTTCATAGGGGATATGGGGTATTCCGAATTCCCCTAGTCCGAAGAGTTCTGGTATGGTCAGACAGCGTAGAGAAGAAAGCTCTCGGGCTGAAGTCCATAAGAATTTCTGTAATCTATACTCGTGGTTGCCGTCAAGCCAGAATTTCTTTGTGCGGGGTAATAGTTGGTCGTGTCTCCGAAGCATAACCTTGACTTGGCTTACATCAGCCTGTAACTCATCTACTCTACTAGGGTTCTTGTCAAACTTAGAAATCTGGTAGAAATCAGGAATATCGCCAGTGTAAATTAGGTAATCTGGGACTACCACTTCGGCTAAAAACCGTTCTGTCAACCGCACTATACGCTTATCTTGATAGGGTATTTGGTAATCATTAGTGATAGCAAAAACAGTATGCTTATTGGATGGCGTATTAACCTCTATTGGAATATACTCTTCAATCTTAGGGGTAGCATCACTTAACCCAACCTCGTAAACATCCTTAACTGAATGAAGGAATGAAGCCTTACTGGCAAAACTATACCGCTTCCATAGCTCCAAGATTTTCTGAAAGTCTCTAGCTAAAATAGCATCAATTACTTCTCTACCTTCTGGGCTGTCTTTGTCTGGTAACTTTCTTTCAGGCATCACTCACCTCACAGAGTATATACTCATTATTTTGAACTTCCAGCCATATTGCTATCTCGTGGTTGTTGGTGTAAAATATCATATATGTTGTGCTACAATTGGTGTTCATTTTGTTTTCTTTTCTCCTTTGGGGGCTTGCTATGCGTTACTAGATACCACGCTATTCCCAGCCTATCCCGAAAGAGTAATTCTAATATATCGCCATAAAACTCTCGCCAATTCCGCCTCGTATATTGCCGTATCTTTTTCGCCACCCTATTATTCATTTTATCCCCCATTCTTTTAGCTTGGTTTGCCACTCAAACTCCATTATGAGTAATTCATACCCGACAAGCGTGGAGCCATTATCATCCGCATCTTTGTAGAGAACATGCTTTCTAGCCTTATAGAGTATCCATTCCACTACTTCCCTTATCCCCGCCCTAAATATCATTTCATAAATAGCATCTAACTTTACCACATAGTTCACCATCTCCTTGCCATCTGGCATTCTTTTTATAGCGGTTTTCTCGTCTGGGGCTATTACAAAAAAGGTATCACCATCTCCCCAATTGATATGGAACAATGTCTCTTTAGCTTTCATTTACTTCCCCCTTAATATATTTATCAGCTTGTTCGTGGCAACTTACTCTATGGACTATGTAGCAATTCTCTTTAATGTGTATGTTGTATCTTCTGGGTATGATGTGGTGTCCATCAAGATAATCCCAACCATTCGGGTCTATTCTTTGCCCCTTCTTGCCACACCATTGGCATATATAGCCCAACTCCCTAGCCCTCTCACCAGTTACTTTCTTCCAGTGGGCATTCTTAATCTTTTGTTTATCACTAACCCTTCGTATTGCTGTGCGTTTCATTTAATCTCTTCTAATAGGGCTTGCCAGCAATCTTCGCATTGATACCTGTGAATAGGCCACATCTCATTATCATTATGAAAGCCAGCTTGGCACCATTCCATTCCCCACCCCGCCACCCTCTTTAACTGGGCTTTGGCTATATACCTTGCTTGATACAATGGCTTATCCCCTTCTGTATCGCCCATTGCCTGCCCCATCAGCATGCCAGCCTTTCTGAATGCTAACGTTTTCATTATCTCTTCATCAGTAAGTAACATCTGTTTCATCATCTACACCTCCCAATATATTCTCTCCCATACAGCCTTGTTCCCAACATAAGCATACTCGGGGTCTTTATCTTTTGTATGATGCATCTCCAATGCGACCCCGCAATTTAGGCAAGTGCCATAATGGGTGTGCATACGGCAACAATCCTCGTGTTCGCTTGGCAGGAATAGTAAGTTAATAGACTGGCACTCTGGGCACTTCATTTGTTTGCCTCCTTAATAGTTATCCACAATTTAGGTTCACCATAGGTTACATCCCCATCTTCCCACCTCATATCTCTATCGTTCACCCCGCTACTTTCTTCAATGGCATCCAGTATAACCTTGCTACAGTTACTTAAATCTGGCTGTGAACGCTTGTCTTTGAACTGACCATCTAAGCGAACTTTCAGGGGTAGCTTCCAGTCCTCAATATGAGCCGTCTTTATCTTCCAGCCCAATAGTTCCATCCAATCCCTGGTCTCTCTCTTGGTAAACCACCTATACTTATAATGATTGACGCTCAGTTCCTTCCCTATATAGTCCATCTCTACTGTTACTTTCATTTGTCTATATACCCCACACCCATACATTCCTCACACTCACCCCTAGTTGTATATCCCTTAGCCCAACACTTATTGCACTTCTTAATTTCACGAATATTATGGAGTTGCGTTCCGCCATTGACGACTTCAAAGCCCCACATTCTACCATCCACAAATCCCTTCTGTGCCTTAGCCTTGATTACAGTAAGCCTCCTCTGGTAGCTACCCATTGGGTCTATTGAAATATAGAAATCCGCTAAATCAATAGTGGGAGCACCTCCTCGCCCCAGCTTCCTATCCTCATTCTTTTGGAGCACCGCAACGAGAACACCATTCCCCACCGCTGTCTTCGCACTTTCAATTATCTTACCTATCTTGTAGAAATCCTCTCCCAAGTTTATCCAGTCTATAAAGTTTATCTTCCCTGGCTCTACCCAAGTATCATAATCTTCCTTAACAGGCATAATGGTAAACTTCAGCTTTCCATTACTATCTTCCCAGTTAGCCCAATCCATTCTCCGCAACCGCCTGACAAACTTCGGACTCAATTTGCCATCAACCCTATCATACTCATTGCCCATTAAAAGGCAGGGGTATTTGTCCATATTCAACGCTAGCATATTTATTACCCAAAGCGTCTTTGCCGAGTTAGAAACACCTGCTATCACGATACAATCCCCCTCATCCATTTCTATCAAGTCTTCAAAGCCAAAGGAACTAGCATCCTCGTGTCCATAGGGGAAGATTAAATCAATGGGCTTGTTTTCACTTGCCCCTAACGAAGTGATTGGCTTAATCTGCTTTAGCCTCTTGTAAAACCCCCTACCAATACGCTTGAGTAGCTTCTCCTTAATAAAGCGGTTGAATGATGTGTAAAGAACTGAGTTTTCGGGGTCTATCTCGTGCTTCCTGCGAAAGGTCTCAATGTGAAACTCTGGTTCTTCTAACTCTATCAGCCCCCAAACCTTATCTTTGGTTAGCTCTGCCATAGATTATCCTTTCGTAAGTTTGGTAAGTCTGTAAGTATTGTAAGCCATTGTAAGTTTCCCCTAGCTAATTGGTAAGTTTGGTAAGGATTTAGCTACAAACTTACAGCTCTATATACTATTCTTTCTTATTAGAATACTTATACTTTCGTTTATATCTCCCCAAATGGTCATTAAAGATTTTCTTTAGAGATAGTATTTGATTAGTGTTATTCTCTATGCTGTGAGCCTGCTTCCCGCTAAGGTTAGAATGAATGTGGTGATATATGATGTGCTGTTCCACTGGTTCGGCTGGCTCTTCTTTTGGTTCTAGTGGTGGTAAATAACCATCTGGACTTACCCCCCTAAACTTTTGATTATTTCTACCCACATAGAACGGCTGCGTATAGTCCTCACTCATCTCAATTCCTCACTGAAGCTTGCGACTATCTAAGTCTCTCCGAGCTAATATCGCTTCATACATAGGGTCGCCCTCATAAACAACAAAGCCTCTCTTCTTAATTGGTGGTTTCATGGCAACATCAAAACCCTTCAGGCATTTCTTGCAGTCTTCTGGGCTTTTCCAATTCTGGCTCTTGAGGTAGGAGATGATTTCACCAGAAAGTTCATTGGCCCATTGTTTTATATGTGGTGGGGTAGTGCCATTCCCGACACGACTTCTTACGCATAATTCGGATAAACCTATTCCCAGCCCTTCTTTTATATTACTCATTCCTCCCCCCTTATCCTTTCTATGATAAAAAGATACAAAACGTAAGGTAAATCTAATATCACTTCGGCGTCTCCTGTCTTAATTTATGGTTAGTATAAGCCCACTGAGGAGCGTAACCTTCAACTCCCTTTGAGTAATCACGCCCTAATAGTGGCTTCAAATTATCCTTAAGAAACACTGGCACACCAGCCTTATCACAGGCTCTTACTATCTCAGATACCCACTCTATCTTGGGGGGCTTGTAGGGCTTTGTCTGTGCTCCGATGATTACCCAATCCACATAAGTCACTAATTCATCAACCATATCTTGGCAAATGTATAACTCGTGATAAATTCTTTCTAGCATTGGTTCAAGCGATACATACTTAATCTTAGCTTTTATATCTGATAGCCCTTCTATGGCTTGCTTAAACATCTTTGCGTTAGTAGCCGTTACCCCGACATAACAGTTCGGAGGGAAGGGGCTGAACTTGATTAGGTTCTGTGGTTGCTTGGTGAGTAGATAGAAGCGGTGCTGAGGATTGCTTTTAATTACATCAAGCACTCGCCTCGTCCACTCTTCAGGGATACCGATACCAAATAGGTCAGACATATCGCAAACGAATATCCCTTTGGGTTGAACCTTACTAGCCCCACCAACTGTAAAGTGCTTTGATTTCCAAGTCGGGTCTAATTCTCTTACCCTATCTTCCCAGAAACGGGGATAGAAGGGGTCATCGTTGGCACTAAGCGATTGGTCGCAAACATTGCTATTAGCTAGATACCCAGACTTCAACCGTCCATTAGCCAGCTTCCTAGCGTAGCAGTAGGGGCATCCGTTGAGACAGCCAGTAATAGGATTCCAAGTCATTCCCTGTACCATCGGGGTTCTTCACCCATTCTATAAGTGTCTTATTCATTCTAACCCTTCTTTATACCTACTTCCAAGCCCACACTAACACCCAAGACATAGATACAGACTATTAAGATAATCCACCACCAGTTTTTATTTAGCCAGTTCATTCCTTCTCCTTATTAGTCTTTGGTCTCACCTGGCAGTAGGTGAATAATGGCTTGAGTTCCCATTGGGCGCATACCCTCAACCCGTTTCAGGGCTTCAATGCCGAGTCGAACTGCTTTATGGTAAGCAGGAGCCTCTTGCCCTGTGGTAAGAATAGGCGTGTCCTTTAGAATTTCAATAGCTTTATCTATGTTCATTCTGTTTTCTCCTTATATGCTAAAGCTAATTCAACCCCCCTAAAATGGAATGTCATCAAGTTCAATTCTATCCATTTTTGCCCTGACTTCATTTTTAAGCAATGCCTGTTTACCGCTATCCATTGCCTTGATAGCCTTAATATATCCCTGTCCTTGCTTGACAGTTACCCCCAATGTCTTCAATTGCTCGGCTATCCATCGCTTATCATTTATAGTTTCTAGCGATTTGAGCCACCATTCCTCATCAAATTCTCCTCCCTCTCTATCGCCTTGTCCAAGTCCTTCTCTAGTATCTCGTCCAGTTTTCTCAGCAGGTATCTTAATAGAAACATCTTTGCCTCCTTTTAGAGAACCATTTGCCCAATCAGTTAGGTAGGCTTCCCGAGTAATAACTAACACATCATTGTCTTTGCGTTTTCCCGCCCTCCAGTCTTCCCCAATCTCCATTACAAAAGTTCTTCGGTCAACCTTATCCTCGTCTCTACCCTTATAAGTGGGACTTGCTGGCTTTTCCTTTATCTCGGATTTGGGTTCATTACACCACTCGCCAGTAGGCTCGCCGTCCTCATCTAGGATAGGATGGGCATAACCTTTCATTTTACCCTTCTTAAACCAAGTCATTTGATGTTCTTTACACCAGTGTTCAGCCATTTTGTTCCTCCAATAGGTGTTTGTATTCTTCTGTGATTTTATATTTCAATTTAGCCTCATATATCTCAGTCCCAACCCTTAAGTCCTCCAACCACTCACCTAGTTCGTTCTGCTTAATGATGTTAGCGTTCATACGCTCAGTTTCATTCGGGTCATAAGCTATAAATACCTTTTCCATATTAACCTCCTATAATATAGATTATCCCAAAGACAAGCCCATAGAGAATACAAATGAAGAACCAGATACCTGTTAAAATCTTATCTTCCATTATTCCCCCTTCAGGGCTTGCTTTCCAGTATTGCTCCATTCGCATAGCCCAGTTTATATCCATCTTCATAGGCGAGCCGTTTGGCTACTTCTATATCAGGATAGAGGGCTAGGATTTGGGATATGCCAGTTTCACTACTTACTTGTTCTATGGTATGGCTTTCTAGGTATGTTTTTAATCTCTCCATTTTTACCTCCCTCAAATCAGGTCTATCCAGCCTTTGCTTGAGGACTTTGGCTAGTTGGGCTTCTGCTATGGCTTTATAATCTCCTGTCGCATACACACCTCTATCTGCTGGCGACCAGTGGTAGTAAGCCTTTAATGTATCTACTATCTGATTAGGTGTCAGCGACATATCATCCTGTTTACTCATTTAATTACCTCCTTTAAGTTTTCTTCAGCCATGTCTCTGAGTTTAGCCCTATGTTTTAGGTAAACGAAGCACTCTGAGCAATATCCTTCCTGACAGAATATGTTCTTGAATGGACACCACAGCCCCTTGTTATTCTCAGTAAAGCTAAACTTGCGTTGCATTCTCTATCTCCTTTAAGCGGGCTTGCCAGTGTGGGTCGCTGATACAATGCCAGAGTTGCCCATCGCTATCATCCCTTGCCCTCACTTGCTCAAACCATTCCCGCCACTCTTTGTTGGTTAGTTCCTGTTGGGCTTTTATTGCTTCTACATAAGCATCTGGCTTAACAAGGGTTTCGCCCGTTTCTTCGTCTATTTCAAAGATAGCACTATTTAATTCATCGGGTGTTAGCAATCTCATTATTTCCCCCCTCTATTGTTATCTTCCCCTCTGTTGTATCAGGGAACTGTTTGCAAAAGGCTTTGAAGGCATAGTTAAACATCTTTGACTTAGAAGAGCAGGGTTTTGCCTTGCCTTTTACTATCCACCCATTCTCTTTCTTTTCATATTCAAACACTATCATTTCTTCTCTCCTTATCATTCTTAGGAAATACAACCAAGCAGTTGCGACACCTATAACAACTTACACCATAAGGTTCAGTCCAGTATGACCCACAATGAGGACACTTAATAGGTCTATCCCTTGACTTAATTGCTGTTTTCATTATCACTCCAATAATTCCTTGTTTTCATAGATGTTGCCGATTACTTCACAATACTTTGCCTCAAAATCATTGAAGAGGTTATCTGTATATGGAGTGCTAACGGCATACCCGCCGTGTTCTAGTGTGAACCTAACACACTTGTAGGTTGGGGGCCACTTCTTTTGGCAGTTATTGTAAGCACCCAAGCGAACTATATCCCCCTCATATATATCCTTGCCCTGCTTATCAGGTAAACTAGTGTATTGCCCTATCGTTTCAGGGTCTAGCACTTTAGTTGCTACATACATCCAAAAGGTGGCTAAGTCTATCTGGCTGGATAGTCGCTTGTCTGGATATAAGCTACCATATAACCACTCACCCGTTTGGGTATGCTTTGCCCTAAACTTTATTTCTCTGTTCATTATCCCTGCTCCCTATAATTGGTTTTGTGGCACTCAGGACAATCAAAGAACTTCTTACCCTTCTCATACCAGACTGAAGCACCGCAATAATCACAGTTAGTTATGAATTTTGGTGCATACTGTCCAACCTCACAGCTTCTTTGCTTTAGACCAGCAATAAGTAATTCACTTGCCATTTTATTTACCTCCCTATTGATATAGAGCTAACCCTTAACTCTTACTGGTATTCTGCCCTCTTTAATAAACCTTAGGGCGTGGTCAATAGCCTTACCCGATGGAAGTTCCGCCAAAGAATAACCGCCCCACTTGCCATCAATTTGCTCTCTAATAAATATGCTTCTCTTGTAAAGCGAAATATAATCGCACAAATCCTCAACCGTCTTGACATCTTCATATTTCATATCTTTTCATACTCCCTTTTAACTTGTTGGGTTATTTACCCTCTACTTTAGCTAGTGCCCGCTTTGCTGGTTGCGTAGTAAATGAGTCAATATCATAACTATCATCATCCACTACTTTGACCAATTCCTTCAGTGCCTCATATAAATCTGGTGCTGACTTATGGAGTGGGCAGTATTCAATGGCAGTAATAACATGTCCAAGTTGCTTTAATTTACAACCACATTGTCCTGTGTATTCCATCTCAAGCCTCCCTTTTATTTATATCCCCACCCGAACTTACCATTTCTGCTTCGCCAGCTAGGTCTTTTCATTTTAGCCTCCTTTAATACTCTTTAGTGGTGAAGGGATTAGCTACAAGTATGCCGTATCTCAAAATCCTTTATAGCCCTTATCCACTCTTCGTAAATATCCACTTGGTCACACCAAGATATAGCGGATTGCAACCTTTCAGCTCCTACTATATCCATTAAGGTTATGGATTCATTACAAGTTGGGCATTTGAATACTAAATTGTCCATTCCTCTTCTCCTTTTATATTTACTTTAACCTTGTCAGTGCTGGCTAATCTTAATTTTTGTTTTTATGGATAGTCCTTCATAGGTTTTAGGGCATCTGCACCCTTTAATGTCTTAAAGTAGTCAATTTCTTCTTGGGTGGCTCGTTCTACGCTATCAACACCACTACGTCCCCATTTTTCTACTCCCTCACTATACGCATTCCGCTTGGTGGGAACTTCTACCACAAACCACCCCATTCCAGTAACTTTATATGTTGCCATCCCCAACCTCCTTGTTGCCTTTAGTAACTCAATACTGGGCAGGAATTACACGGCAGCCCTTTAACAGTCTTCTTGCCTACCCTATGTAGTCGGTTTGGGGCTTGCTTCACTGTCAAGCAATTTAATGCCCTACTCCCTTCATCCTAATCTCCCTGCACTCACCCCTGCCCAGTATTCAGTTTGTTAAAGTTCTAGCCTAACTCTTAGCCTCTTCAGTTGTTTCTTTATCATTCCCCACTTCATTCGGTGGATTAAAATGTTTGTCACAAGCAATATGCGGTATCTCATAAGGACTGATAGGCTCAGGGCATTCTAGCCCATAATGGTCTCCATAGCGTTGCCCACAATAATAGCAAGGTGTATCGTAACTTACTCGGACATCCCCAAATTGGCGTTCCATTTGCCTTAGATATTCATCTCCCATTTTACTCATCCTCAGCCTCCTCAATTTCTATACCAAGGTCATCGGCTTCATATTTGCCAGTTCGTAGACTTATCTCAAGGCGGTCAATTAAATTGACTACTTCAACCCGTGTCAAGTGGTAAGTATAACCCTTGCCATTAGCCCACTTAATAATTTCCACATTAAACCCCCTCTACTTATAAGTAAACCAACCGTGTTCTTTACAATAACCTGATATCCTAAAGAACCCTCGTATAATATCAATGGCTCGCTTATTACAGTATGGACACTTCATCTCTAACCTCCTTTGTTACCCTAACTCTACCACCACTAACTAATGTCCTCATAGCTGAGCGGGTAAATTGGTTTAATGTGGGCAGATTGCCAATCCTTCAGGATAATGCTGGTCGATTGGTTGTAATTCGGGTTTGACTAGGTATAGCGACCATCCTCGTGGGTCTGACTGGTGATAGGCGATAAGGTTATAATTTTTGGCTATGTTCCCAGCCTGTTCCTCTAGGCGGTCGCTCCTCTTTTCTTGCCTTCTACTTAATCCCCAGTTACAAGCGCGTTCGTCAAGTTGGTGTAAGCGGTGAGAGATTCGCTGCAAGATTAGGGCATCATCTCCATCTATTTTATAAATCTTAGCAATCTCAATAAGGTTGCGTTCTCTAACTTGTCTTAGGCTCTCCATTTTTAACCTCCTGTGCTACCTGCCATCTTGGTCAGGGTTTATGCTAAGGTTTGCCTACCCGCCCAGCTATCAAGACATTAGTTTTGTGCCCTCTGCTGTCTCCTAGCTTGCCCCGTTAAGGTTGACATCGGGCTAGTGTCTAGCTTCTGGTTATTCAATTCTTAATGTGCTACCCTTAGTTTACACCCAATTGATTAGAAGTCAAGCATTTTCGGTTGTCTATTTACTTGTTGTGAGGGATAGCTTGCGATGGCTATGGCTATATAACTTATTGCGCTGAGACTAAATGCTACCATTATCTCTGTTTTACTCGCCAAAGCTCACCATTTTAGATGTCTATCACCATTACAAAGGACTCAAAGGGAAGACGAATAGATGATTTTGGGCTAGGCTATCTATAAAACATAATAAGCTTTTAATTTAGTAGGCGATGTGGTATAATTAGAGGGTATTATGTTGGGAGGGCGACTCATAGGTATAGGGTTCTATGAGAACTCTCTCCTTAATAAGGGGGCACCTAATGAGAAGACCAATAATAGGAACTGGGAGATAATAGGGTATCATGATGGGAGAGCATCTTATGGGTATAGAGTCCCATAGGGTTCTCTCCTACCTGAGTCGAGGAGTGGGTGGGGCAAGGAATACTCAAGCGTAGTATCGTGTAGGCTCAAGTCAAAGACTGTGGGGTGAGGCAAACTTGCTGATTCTACTATGGCAATGATGCTACTACAAGAGGCGTGGTGGAGAGACACCAGCCCCATATAGTTCTAGGGTGTTACAAAGGGACTCTAAGTTATAACTATAAGATACTGCGGGCTTTCATATCTGCAATTATATAATCACCAAATAACACATTAAACCTATGTTAACTAAATACTAAACAATAAGGTAACTATATGCCATTCCAATCAGGTAATAAACTAGGTCAAGGTAGACCTAAGAAAGCCAAGGCTCAAGCTAAAGACTGGGCTGAGGCTCATCCTTATGCTGTAGCTGAACTAATGCAAGTCCTCTATGATGAGGGAATAAGGGGAGATATAGATTCGGCTAAGTATGTCATAGATAGAATAAGGGGTAAGCCTAAGATTTCAGTGGACTCTAGGGTTAAGCACGAATTGGAGTTAACCGCTGAGGACATATGGGCGATACGTCAGTTATCCGAGCGAGAAAACGAAGCATTTATTTCACAGACTTCGCCATTACAACTAGAAGGGGGTAAAGATGCCGCAGAATAAGGAAGAGATAAGGGAACAAACTAAGCTACGAGTTCAGCGTTACAGGGACAAGCAAAGAAGCGTTACAAATAGCGGCGATAATGTAACGCAAAGCCCCGAAAGCGTTACAATCCATCACGATAATGTAACGGGGGATGTAACGCAATATCCAGCCATCGTCTATGCCCTAACCGACCCAGTGAAACGCAAGAAAATGGAGCAGGTATGTCAATCACTCAAGACACACAAGCAAGTTGAGAATGTCTATTATGGGTATCCTGGGTTAAGTGGTGTTCCCTTTGATGTTATTGGTGACTTACTAGATGCTACAGCTTGACAATAACTGACATAATGATTATAGTGCGAACCAAGAGATACGAATTAGACAGGAGGTTGTATGGCATTTGGTGATGGCAGGATAGGTAAGGCAGTAGGCAGCATTGTCGCTAGTGTCCTGATAATACTGATGAAGCTAATAATTGTGTTGGCTTGCCTAAAATACCTGCTTTGTGCGAACCAATAGATACAAGCTAAGGTTATTGAGTAATGAGGCATCGGGTGTGCGTAAGATAAGATGAACGCGCGTGTGCGTGCGCGCGAGGGTGTGTGCGGAAGTGGGATGGGCTGGTCGGATGGGCGAATGGGATATTGTTAAGTGAAAGTGAATTATTTACCTATTTTAACCCTATTATATTATGTAAAGGGAGTAATAATGACTAAGCAAGAAGAGAAAGGGTGGTGTCCTCAGCATGGTTATCCCGAACCTTGTGCTAAGTGTAATGGTATGACTAAGGCTGAGTGGGATAAATTCTTTGAGAGCCTTGCGAAAGCAGTAGAGCCATTGATTAAGGAATAATGACAAAAGAAGAACTAGATAGAGAGATTATACTCTGTGCGTTCAAGCCCTCTAGTGAACTGACATCTAAGGAGAAGACGGCTTGGGCGATGGAGCAGGAGTATTGTTCTCGGTCTTTTTTAAGGCTTTTGAGGTGGGCGAAGATAGTTGAACCCCCTACTCAAACGAACCTTGGGGGTGTTATAGATTTTGAGTTATGGGAGCACTTACAAAAGTTTATCAGATTACTATTAAGTAAACGGTTGATTAGCTTATTAAAATCTCGTCAGATAGGGGCTTCGTGGACAATAGCGGTATATGTTTTATGGCACGCTCTCTTTCATACTGGTTCTACATGGATGTTGTTCTCAAAGGGAGAGGGGGAGGCTATGGAGCTTCTGTCTAAGTGTTACAAGGCATATAATCAACTACCTCAATTTTTGAAGTTTCCATTGAAGCCTGATAGTGCCACGGAGATGGGTATTCCTAAAATGAACAGTAGTATTAAAGCACTGGCGGCTACTGAGACAGCGGGAATATCGTTCACCGCTTCGGGTGTGGTTTGTGATGAACACGAAGAACATCCCTATGCTGACCAAAACTACTTGTCGGCTAAACCCACCATAGATGCTGGCGGTCAGTTTATCAGCATTTTCACGGTAAACAAATTAAAACCCGACACACTAGCCAAGTCCATATTTAGAGGGGCAGTTGATAAAGTAAATGGCTTTACTCCCTTGTTTTTTCCTTATGATGTTCGTATGGGGCGGGATAGAGAATGGTATGATGAAACGAAGCGGAACATTCCAGTTAGAGACTTAGCCAAACTCACCCCTGACCTTTATATGGAGCAGAACTATCCCCGCTCCATTGAAGAGGCATTAAGGGCTACTCAAACAGTCTCGGCATTTGACCTGAAAGTTCTTGATGAGATGGCAGAGGATACGAGAGGCTCTATTAAAATTGATGATATGAACATAGACCCCTTGAAAGTTCATATTTACCAGAAGTTTCATATTGGCGAATATTACATTGCTTCCTCAGACACCTCACACGGCATTGGGAAGGATTTTAATGTTACTGTTGTTATGAATGTTAAGACTGGTGCTGTTGTAGCTGATATTATGGACAATACTATCTCGCCAGAGGAACTAGCCCTCCATAGCGTTAAATTATTAAAATTATATAGAAACCCACTCTGGTTTATAGAGGACAATGATTGGGGTAGGGTAACTATCACTACCGCCCAAAATCTAGGATATAAGAACTTCGGATATAGAGATGCCAATAAAACGAAAATTGGCTGGCATACTGAAGAGAGGTCAAGGTTTGATTTATTCGGTGGTTTAATACCCGCAATTAATAATCGGCAAATAACAATCTTCAATAGTTCTGGTCTGAAGCAGTTTTATGATATAATAAGGAATATAGAGAAGAATGGTCGCATTGAAGCAATGGGGGCAAGGCACGATGATTACCCCGTTGCCGTTGGTATTGCTTGGGCAAAGAAAGACGAAGTCCACACAGAGATGTTTACCAGCAAGCCAATAGAAACACTAACATTCAAAGGCACAGACAAAGCTATATCTGGTTGGATAACTGGGGATAATCCTATTGTTAAAGGGAGGGGTGATGATATTACTTACCGATGAAGAGATACTGAAAGCGTTAGCATTCAGAAAGGCTGGTATGTTGATAGGGCAGGCAATGGGCGATACGGAAGAGGATAAGCCATTGTATCAAGCAAGGTATCTAATCAAAGCCCAGTTAAAGAAGGTGGATGACGAATTAGCACCATTGGACAGTAATCTTATAAGTAGCTCTGATTTGAGAACTAGTATTAGAAAGCTACGGCAAGCCCTATTAGAAGAGGTGAAATGATGGCAGGGCAAGAAATAGTTACAGCTGACATGGAGAAGGCGACAATTTCGGGAATTTATTCCAGTATCACAATTTGCGGTAATGACCACAAGTCTAAGGATTGGGTAAATCTAATGCGAAGGGCGAAGCGGAATGAATATAGTCTACTCAAGCAAGTGTTGGTGGATGCTATAAAGGGACAGATAAGAGAAGGGGGAATATTGCGAAGGAATTATGATGCGGTGTTGGGGATAAGGTTAAAGGATTGTGGGGGCGAGGCGAGTTATAAGACTTGGGATGATATACCCAATGAGAGTGTTCCCTGCCCTTGTGGCAACCCAAACCATTGGCTTATTAGGTATGAAGATTTAAGAATTGATAGAGGAGGGCTAGGATGAGAAAGGGTAGGCCAAGTGTAGAAGATATTAAAACACTAATTACATCCTGCGATAAGACTTATAGCGAACTTGGGAATAAATATGAGAAGGATGAAAAGTTTTACGAATTGGAGTTTAAGGAAGACCTGAATATTCCCAAGGAATTTGCCAGTGAGGGAATAGTCCTACCAACGGCAAGGGATATGGTTGATACCTTTGTTGACCACATAGATATTGGGAACGCTAGGGTTTTCGTCAACCGCAAGGGAACAAGCAACATCTCCTTTGAAGAAGCTGAGATGATGCGTAAGTTTTACCTTGGCTTAATACATCGAACCAATGTTGAGTCTGATATATCACCTTGGAGAGTAGGGGCTAAACATTACGCTGCACACGGATTAGCTGTATTTAAGACTGTCTGGGATGCTGATAGGTGGATTGATAAGCCACCTCAAAATGATGGAGAAAGCGATGAAGGCTATGCTACAAGAATTGACAAATGGCGTTCTGAGACACACCTGTCCATTCCCATTGTTATCCAAGCAATAAACCCTGCCAACATAATGCCTGACCCTGGCTATGGTGGTAGGTTGTATATGATTGAGAAACACAAGAAGCTAAGATTTGAAGCTAATAAGTTGTGGCCTCATTGGAGCAACCCCGAGAATAAAGAGATTGACAAGGAAGTTGAATATATTTCCTATTGGGATAAGGATTTCCGCTGCGATTTAGTTGATGGCGACCCTGTTTTGAGAGTTAAGGGTGGAGTTATTAATCACAATTATGGCTTTATTCCTTATGTCCTTATTGAGTCAGGATTAGGAAATCTAGCCAAAGATGCTGCCCCTGAGAAAAGGTATGTTGGCATTCTCAGGTATATGATGGATTTACTCATTGCCGAATCAAGAGATTTCTCCATATCGGATATTGTCTTGGCGAAAACGGCTTGGCCGTGGTTTACATTAGAAGGTGAGGGGGCTGAGAATGTTAAGGGAATTAGCCAAAGATTTGGCACAGTGAATAAATTACCCGCAGGGGTTAAAATTGTTCCCCAACTATCACAGACACCCCCAGATGCATTGAGGGATCATCTATACCGAACATCTGACTATATTGCTGCTCACGCTGCACCTCGCTCTGTAAGAGGACTATCTGAGGTTGGTGTTCGCTCTGGGGCTGATAGAAGGTTAGTAATCGCCGAGGCAGCTGCTAGGTATCAATATAGTAAAGATGCCTTTAAGAATGGGGCATCCAAGGTTCTGACTAATTGTGCTCAATTATTGAAGAATGTAATACCTGGGGATATTAGGGTTTGGACTAAAACGCCTACCGATGAGTTTGATATAGAAATCAAGAAAGACAAAATGAAAGAGCCCTTTACCTGTTATGTGGAGTTTGCCCCGATTTCAGAGGAGGATGAGTATAGAAGGCACGATGATTTAGAGAGGTTGGTTACCAGCACAATAGTAACTAAGAATTGGGCAAGAACACAGATGTCCAATGTTGACCCGATAGCAATGGAAGTAGAGGAAGAGAAGCAAAAGTTAAATGATGACCCTAACATACAAGCCCTTATCTCTCAGTATGTTGGTGGTAAATTGGCTGAGGCAATCTCTAAAAGAGGTGGTGCTGAGGCTATTGCTGCTGGGGGTGTGCCTCCTCCACCGATGGCTGGGCAACCAGGGCAAGCAGGACGGCGGTTAGTGTCACCTGTTCCCGAAAGGGCAACCCCAGGTTCTGCTGGGGCAATGCAAAACCAATTAAAGGGCCTCAGGAGACCACGCCCTACAACTCAACAAGGAATGGGTGGAGGCGGGCAGAGATGAAGAAAACACCATTTACAAACGCGATTGAAGAAGTGGTAGAACTTAAACTTAAAGCTGCCGATGAGTATATTGATGAAGTCGTAGAGCAAATAGGTGATGTCGGCTCACCAGAGAAGTTAATAGGTAAAAGGTATGAAGAGTGGACACCGCAAGACTTACAGATGCTATCACAGATTTATGGGATGGAAGAACCCAGCCCCTTAAGCGAACTAATTTTTAGAAAATCTTATAAGGAGGTTAAGGAGATGGAGGCTACTGAACTTTAATGCCTATACTGGGTGAGGTAAAAAGAGGATTTGAGGTAAACAAACTTAGCCAATACCATCAGAGGTTTGCTTGGTCTGCTTGTGAAGATTGTGGCAAAGAACGCTGGGTTTCTGTTAAAGCCAAAAACAATGAGCCAATTCATCCTCTATGTCCTTCCTGTGCGAGCCATTATAAAAACTTGGGGATAGTTGGTGAACAAGCACCTAATTGGAAGGGGGGAACTTTTAAAGTTCCTTCTGGGTATGTTTTTGTATATATGAAAAATAATACCGAGTTTTCATGTATGGCTAATTCAAGTGGATATACACAGGAACATAGATTGGTTATGGCTCAACATTTAGGAAGACCCCTTTTAAGTTCAGAGATTGTCCACCACATCAACGGTAAAAGGGATGACAACAGAATAGAGAATTTAAAGTTACTTGCTTCTTCTAAAAAACATTTCATTGCTGTTTTAGAGGAAAACAAACAATTAAGAGAAAGGATTACAGAGTTAGAAAAAGAGGTTAAAGACCTTGAGGAGAGTGAATAATGCCGATGGGAACATATCAACCGACACCCGAAGAATTAAGACAATGGGAGACGGAAATTAAACCACAAATAGAAGAACGTGTGGCTGGTGGGGCAATGACTCGCCCACAATTAGAGACTGCTGCTGCGGGTGGTAGTGCTATTGCCCAAGCTGCACTAAAGGCTGGAACTCCAACAGCACCCGTGGGTCCTGAGGCTGGAATAATGGATGTGCCTCCCCCATCAGACCAATGGCCTGAAGGCTACTATCCTGTTTATGACCCTGCTGCTAATTTTGGACTTGGTGGATATGTTTGGTCGGTATCCCCAGATTATATTTATGGTCCCACGCCAGAAGAGGAATTGCCTGCAGGGATTTATCCCTCACTTGCGGATATACCAGCAGAGTTACTAGAGGGGAACGATGTCAATTGGAGTAATCAATACGGTGGCTATTTCCTTTTACCTAAAGGGATTTCAGATACAGAGATGTCAGAATGGGAGAAGGAACAAATAGATATACAGCAAGAGCAACTACACCTAACCGAACAGGCACAAGCTTGGCAGCAAACCTATCAACAGCAACAGTTAGATGTACAACAACAACAGTATTTATCACAATTAGCTGCCCAGCCTCGTAGTTGGCTACAATATGCGGGTGCTACTGGTGAAACCCCCGCTGTTCAACCTTGGATGTTACCCCTGATGCCTCAACAGTATGCGGGGTTAGGAGCGGGTGAAGCAATCCCAGGATATGGTGCAGAATCTATGACTGGAATGCCAGAACTGACCAGACCATCTAGGCAATATCAGGCTCGCTTATCACCTTCGCAATTACAACAATATGAGGGTTATCGCCAAGCACGAACGGGGGAGAGACCTGAAGATATTCAATGGCGATTATGGCAGGGGGCACCCCCTGGAGGTGGGTATCAAGGGCTTAGGCGGGCAAGGTAATTATGCCACAATTGGGTAATATCGCAGTTGCCAGAGATATAGGTTATAAAACTGGGAATGGCAAATCTAAATTTATTTGGTCTGCTTGTGTGGATTGCGGTAAGGAGAGATGGGTTTTACTTTCCCATAAAAAGCCCACAACGTTGAGGTGCCAAATTTGTTCAAGGAAACTAGGTTCTCGCCCGCAAGGGGGCAGAAGGGAAACAAAAAAAGGCTACATAGACATAAAAGTTCATCCTGATGATTTTTACTTTGCCATGGCCTGTAGGGGTTATGTTCCTGAACATCGCCTTGTAATGGCAAGGAATTTGGGGAGATGCCTCCATCCTTGGGAGATAATCCATCACAGGAATGGTGATAAGACAGATAATAGATTAGAGAACCTACAATTGACATTAGCTCCAAACCATAATCAAATTACCATAATGGAACAACGGATAAAATTATTAGAGGGTCGGGTAACTTTGCTTGAGGCTGAGAATGCCTTATTAAAAATATACAGGGGTTTATAATATCCACGCTAAAGGTGATTAATGGCAATCGATACATTCAGGGAGACCGTAGAAAGGTTATCCCCTTATCAATTAAATATTTATAAGACACAATTACGCCAACGAGTAAAGTCAATGTCTCCTGAACAAAGGGGGGACTTTCTAGCTCGTATTAGGGGTATTCCTTCACTTGCTGATTTAATGGGTAGACCCGCACCGCCTTCTCCGCCTGTTGCGCCAAGGGAGCAAGCACCTCCAAGTGATATATCCTCTTGGCAAGGGAAAGTACCAATAAGCGATGTCCAATTTCTTCTTCAGGGCTTACAGCAAGCCGAAACAATGGCTGGGGCTTGGATAACTGCACCATTCCGACCATCACCGAAGGAATATACGCCCCTTGAGAAGTTTGGTAAATATGTTGGTTTCACACCTATGTTTATCCCTGGGGGTAAGGAGTATCAAGAGTATTTGAGGTGGAGACAGAGTGAAGAGGAGCCCTATATACCCCTTGGCATACCAAGCATTGAGCAGTGGAAAAGGTGGTTTAAGCAAAAACCCCTAGATGCAACTATGGTAAGAGAACCAGGGGCTTTAGCTCGGGGGGAAGCCGAGGGATATGAAATGGCTCGGTTGGAAATGGGTGATGTCGCTGAGTTTATCCCTTGGATTTTAGCTGCTGCTCCTAGGCTAGGAATAGGGGCATTAGAACAAGTTGCTAATATGGCACTTAAACATACGGCTAAAGGTGCAACCAAAGAGCAAGCAATAAACCTTGCCTTGAAAGAGGGGTATAAAAAGGGTATCATTCCCACTGCTAGAGTAGTGAAACCTATAACTGAACCACCTACTAAACCCCCTAAAGTTATGCCTGAAGTTAAACCTCCAATTAAGCCTGAAGTTCCCATTATTGAACCTGTGGTAGAAAAGCTAACAGGGCTTGTCTCTAAGGCAAAGCCACTTAGACAGGAACTTGAAACAATTAAAAGCGTTGAATTAGGGAAGAAAATCCCTGAATATACAAAGAAACTAGAAACTGCCAAAACATTTGAAGAGGCTGCGATGGCTAGAGCATCTCTGAGGGGAAAGTTAATTCCTGAGTCTGGGGATATTATGCCCATTGCTGACCAATTCACGCCAAAAGAGATTGCACAAATAATCCAAAAGGTTAACACATCGGAAGTCTTTGCCAAACAACCATTGACTAGGGGCAATGTGCTTGATACCCTACGGGCTTTGCTGGTTGATGGTAAACTGCCAACTAAGGGAGAACTTGAGAACATCAGCAAGATTTTCCCTGAATTAGCCGAAGCAATCTGGGCAAAACGTCCTTTTTCAGCTAAGGCGTGGCAGTGGTTTTTAGAAATAGCCAACTTACCTAGAGCAGTAATAGCCTCTGGTGAACTATCAGCATCCCTCCGTCAAATGGTTATTGTAGCTCCGAGATATCCTGGGAGGGCTGCTGTTGCGACTTGGACTGGGGCTAGGGCAGCTTGGAGCACGCTTTGGTATAGGGATTATGCTTTAACTATGGACAAGGCCATTCATGCTAGTCCCCTTGCCCCAATTAGGGAACAGGCAAAATTATACATAGCACCATTGACAGGCACAGTAAGAATGTATAAAAAGGAAGAGGCCTTTATGTCTAGTGTGCTTCAGCGATTGGCCAGGGATTGGCCTCAATTTAGTTTATTAAAGAAGATTGTTACAGCTCCTGCTATGCCCATAGCAAAGCTAACCCAAATATCTGAAGCAGCCTTTATCACTACATTAAATAAAATGAGAGTTGATGTCTTTGATAAATATGCTATGCTTTGGGGGCCTAAAGCAACTCAAAGAGAACTTCGGGCACTGGCAGAGGTGATAAACATTGGCACTGGTAGAGGTGTGATGCCGAGACCGATTGAGGGAATGGTACCAATATTAAATACTGTTATGTTCTCCTTGAGGTTGCAGCTAGCAAGGGTAGAGGCATTGGCTTGGCCAGTAACATTATGGAAATATCCACCCAGAGTCCGTAGGATGGTTATAGGTAACATAGTTGCTTTTCTTGGAACAGTGGCAAGTATTCTTGGAATATGTGAGCTAGGCAAGATTGGCACGGTTGAGAAGGATTCTCGCTCCGCTGATTATATGAAGTTGAGGGTTGGCAATACGAGATTAGACCCATGGGGTGGTTTCCAGCAATATATCGTTTTGATTAGTAGATTACTTAGTGGTGAACTCAAGACTGCTGGCAAGCGAATTGTTGATATAGACAGAGAGGATACATTGGTTAGGGCTTTAGCAATGAAGTTATCGCCTGCCGTTGGTCTTGTTAGAGATATTTTTAGAGGTGAGACATTTCTGGGTGAAGAACTAACAATGGAAGCAGAATCCATACAGCAGCAGGCTTATGAACGATTAACAATGATGTGGTATCGGGATGTGATTGATGCGGTTAGAGAAGACGGTTGGGTTGGTGGAGTTACAGCAGCCCCAGGATTTTTAGGTGTTGGCGTGGTTTCATATCCATCAAAGACCTTTGCTGACTGGCTAACACGGATTGAAGAAGTAACGGGCAAAGAATGGACGACACAAGAAATGATTGATATACGCCCTGATTATAATGAGGCTGAGGCTAGTTGGCTGGAATACTTTGAGTTGACCACGCCTAGAGCTAGGCAGCTTTATAGAGAAACCAATCCTACGATAGAAGCTAATATGTATTTTTGGGGTGAGATTACAACATTATCTACGGCTGCTGCACAAGATGCATTTATGAGGTTAGTTAGACAACACAATCTCCCCGAAGATGCTTTCCCCATTCGGAAAGAGGAAGAGCCATTTGAGGTAGAGGATAAGACGCAGGAAGAAGTCTTCCAGAAACTTGTTGATAGTGTGCCTGGATATATCGCTGATTACATTTGGGCTGATAAGAAAGCGTGGTTAAATAGGGATATGGCACATCTCATAAATGTACTTGAAGTGATGGAGATAAATGACCGCCCATTACTTGATACATACGATAGGGCTACAAAGGGTATGGAGGATGAGTTTAGGCTTGCTTATAGACAGAGCAATCCAGAGATTGATGTAGCTCTTAGTTTTTGGGGGAGGATACAAACAGTCAATAGTGTTAGGGCGTGGAATCTCTTAATTCTACGAGCAAACCAGCTTGGAATGCCACACAATTTATTCCCTGCACTACAACCCTTTAGAGCTATTGAGTGGCAGGTTTGGTCTCAATACCCATCTGAGTTAAAGGAGATTGCTAACCAAATAACTCTTTTAGAGAAGGAAGACCCATATCAAGCGGTAGTGCTTTTGAAGCAACATCCTGAAATACTTTATGCTAGGAGACTAATTGCTATGCTTAGAAGGAAGATGCAATTAGAGGAATTAAAAATCAGGGGAGGTTAATAATGCCAGCAGTTAGTAAAAGGCAACAGAGATTTATGGGAGCAGAATTGGGTCGCAAGAGGGCTAGTAAGAGAACCAGAACCCAGATGACAGAAAAGCAACTTGAGGAATATGCGGGCACAAAGAGAAAGGGCTTGCCTGCTAGGAAAAAGAAATGATAGAAACAACTATTTCAGAAGTAGATGGTGTTAGATTTTATAAAAATGTCAAAGTATTAGAACCTGATGATACGGTGGGTGGTCTGGGTGTTCATCTGATTTCTTGGAGGCTAATAGACCGAGCCCCTGAACTTATACAGGTAATTAAGTTATTGGGTCTTAGAAAAGTTGGCGAGGTTCTCCCTATGGGTGCTGACCAATATGCACAATTCCCTATGCCATACCTCTTAATAAGGGTGGTGCAATTTACCCTTAGAACCTATTGGGCAACTATCCGCTGGCTGTATGATAATGCTCGGTTTTTTAAGCAGATACCTCCCCCCGAATTATTCTCTTGGAGATACTTTACTCCCTATGTTTGGTATAGGGAACTGATTAAGAAATGATAGACGAGAACAGATACCTACGTTGTGATAACTGTAACACTATTCTAGGCAGAAATCTATCTGGAAGGGTAGAGATAATCTGCTATAGAAGCAAGTGTCGCCGAAACAATGTATTTGATACTACGCCTAAACAATATGTAAGCCATAAAACAGTTTCACTTGAAAGTAAGATGTGATTTGTGCTATAATGGTAATGGTACTTTAACAACTTAATAATTAGAGCCTTTAGGAGGCCACTTTTATGAGCTTTTAGGAAGCCGTGAGAGTGGCTTTATTTTTTGGGGGAATCATATAGATTTCAATACTAATAGGAGGACAAAATGGCGGGCGAGAAGGTCGTTCAAGCAGAAGAAGCTTCCACAGAGGAGCAGACTTCAACTGAGACTCAAGAGTCTCAAGCTCAACCTTTGACTGAGGAAAGGATAGCACAAATAGTAGCCGAGCAAGTCGGGATAGCAACTGACAAAGCTAAGGGTGAAATTCAAAGTGTGAAAGATAAGGCTCGGGTAGAGGTTGAGAGGGCCACAAGGAGAGCCACAGAAGCTGAGGGGGCTGTAGGTGCGTATAAGAGCAAGCTATCAGAGGTTGACTCTGAGACGGCAGCTACTTTGCGTTTGGCAGAGTTAGAGGAGAAGGAGAGGTTTTATAAGGGCAGGGATGCAACGGAGGCACAGAGGACACAAGCTACTCAATTTGATAATGCCTTTGTTGACAGCATGAACCAATTTATCACCAGTATGGGATTAGACCCGACTGACAAGAGGATAGATTGGGGAACGGATGCTACTGACTACCTTTCCAAACAAGGTAAGATTTTAGCTTCGGTAAGTAAAATCAGTAAGGAGACTGCTAAAGTGGCTGAAGAGAAATTAGACCAGAAGCTGAAAGATGAGATTGCTAAAACTCGCCAAGACTTAGGTCTTGACTCAGTGGATACTACCACATCTGCGGGTGTGGGCAGTGACTCCGATGCCAAGTTTATAGAGGACTTCAATTCAGGAGCACTTCCATATAACAAGGCAAACAAAGAACGAGCAGAGAAATTAATGAAATAATAGGAGGCTAATATGGCTTCAGGAACTACGACTACCATTGACCTTGCTGATAGTCTGCCTAAACTTTTAATGGCGGCAAGAATTATCAGGGAGCACGAGGGGGTTATGCCCCAATTGGTAGAAAAACAAACTCTCGGTGAAGGTGTGGGCTTACATTGGAACGAAATTTCACTAGACCAATTGACCGCCCTGAATGTCACTGAGACTACTGTACTAAATAATCCACAACTAATTACTGACAACATCTTTACTGTTACTCCATTTGTTGTGGGTATTGAAACATTAATCACCGATAGGGTGGCAGCTAGAATATCCAAGAATGCTTATGCCAAAATTGGCTCATTAGCACAGAACGCAATACAGCGCAAGAAAGACGAGGATGGCTTAACTGTTCTGGATGGCTTTGGCAACTCGCATTGCGGGGCTGGTAATACTTTAACCAGTGGACATATATCAGCATCCGTAGCTCGGATTAAAGGTAATGCTACTGAACCTGGCAACCCTCCATACCGATGCGTCTTACATCCTTACCAGATAAAAGACATTGACGATGAAATCGTATCGGGTATAGGTACTTATGAGGTGACTGAGGGATTAACGGCGAGAGTATTCACTGAAGGTTTCAGGGGTATGATTGCTGGTGCCCAAGTCTATCCTGATGGAAACATTACTGTAGATGGTTCGGGTGATGCTAAGGGTGGAGTATTTGCTCAGGAGGCAATCGTTCTGGTTCAAGGGCGAGCACCTAGAGCAGTGGCAGTGAGGAAAGAAGAAATCGGTGGTGGAGCAAATGCGATATATCACTATGACGAATATGCCTATGGTGAAAGGGCTGACCACTGGGGTGTAGAAATCTATAGTGATGCGACTACTCCGACCTCATAAATAACTAGACTAAATTAACATCCAGTTAGCGTACGAAAGAGTACGGCTGGAGGAGGAAAAATGGCAACGGATACAAGTTTTGGAAAAGTTCGTGAGTTTTACGATTTTAACGAAGGGATTATAGACGTAACTGTTATGGGATGGTCCATTGACTCAGACGCAGGTGGCACCTGTTTTGCTATCAAAGAAGAGGAAAACGGTGTTATCACAGGCTATGTAGATGGCACTGATGGCGACCTTACCAATCTGTTTAGCCACCAAATATGGGAAGCCAATGATGGTGGCCCGCTAGTATTGGAAGTTAGGGCTAAGACTATTACAAGCGTAGCAGATGGAGAAACCTTCATCGGCTGGACTGACCAGGATGACGCTGATGAGAACCCACTTTTGGTAAGTACAGCAGATGTTTTAACAAGTGCTGCGACAGATGCTGTTGGCTTTATGTACACAGGTGCTGGAACGGCCAATTGGAAATTTGCAGGCAGTAAGAATGGTGCCGACACCGCTGTTTCAACGGCCAACACAGGAGGGGCAACTACACCAGTTGTTGGGACATATCAAACATTTCGCATTGTCCTAGATATACTTGGTAATGCCGACTTCTTCATCAATGGTGTATACCAAGGTCACATAGATAGCTGTGTAACTGCTGGCACCCAGTTGGGTTTTGGTTGCTGTGTTCAGGCTGGGGGTACGGCTCGGTCACTTGATATAGATTATATCTATATGGAGAAAGGGCGAGCATAGTAATGCCATACCCTACACCAAGGGCAACCTTGTGGATGATGGCCTATTCAGGGATAAGTGTTTTAACGCATAAGTGTGTACTAAAGGAAATTAAGGCGTGGCCTAATCTCTCTTATTTTGTATTAAGTGGGAGTAGTGCCCTTCCCCGTAGCAGAAGCCAAGCAGCTTCCAACTTCTTGGCCAAATCAAGGGAGGAGGCTGGGGATGTTTTCCTTATGGTAGACACTGACCAAGGTTGGGAATGTGGGGATTTAGCCCATATTGCTCGTAAAGCCTTAGAGTGCAACGCTGTTATAGGCGGTATTTATACCATGAGAGCCTTTGGGATGGGGGTGGTTCAAAGGTTTGATGATGAGGGGCGATACAAAATGGGTTCTGATAAACTTCTGCGAGCAACTCGCCTTGGAACAGGCTTCATTGCTATCCCAAGAACTATCCTTGAGGCCTTGTCGGAGAAATTGATTTGGATAAAAGCAGGCCATAGGCCTCAGACGCAACCAGATTATCAACCCTTCTTCTTACCAATGATACATGAGATAAAGGATGATGGTGAGCCGTACAATGTACTTCTTTATGATGACTGGAGTTTCTGTCAGAGGGTATTAGATTGCGGGTTTGACATCTTCGCTAGCCTGAAGCCCAAAATCACCCATGAAGGAACTTGGACATATCGGCTTACTGATGCTTATTCTAAACCTCTGCCTGACGAAGATATGGAAATAAAACTAGAAAAAATTAAGAAGGTTTCGGGGGTTTCCTGAAATAACCCCCACTAAGATTCAGGTGCTGACCTGTTCAGCATCTTAGGAGGAAAATTTAATGGCTTTAAATATATCAGCCGCAAAGCGGGGATTTCTTTACAATCCCGCATCAAAGAGCTTGGGAATCTATGTAGATGGCGTTAAGGTAGCCGACTATGTAGCCAATATAGGTAGAACTTACTATGTAAATAATATACTTGGGAGTTCAGGTGCTGATGGCTTATCGTGGGGTTCTGCGATGGATGAGGTAAGCACAGCGATAACTGCTTCAGAAACCTATAGACAATTAGGTGGTGTTGCTGGCGGTGCTGCTGTAACCACAAACGACTATGTTGCTAACACCATCGTGATTCAAGGGACAAGTACAATTTATACGGGCATTACAGACCTTGGGGAACGATGTTACATCATCGGTAATAGTGCTGGTCTAATGAGGGATGGTGGTTCTGGACAAGTTAGGATTGGTGCCACTGATACCGATGGCTGTGATGATGCTACTAATGCTAGGGGAAACACTGTCTACAATGTTCAATTTCTGGGTGGTGGGAATAATATGTATGCCTTTAGGAATACCGCTTGGATACAGCGTTCCCGCTTTCAAGATGTTACCTTTATGCAGGGTGGGGGCGACTTAGAGGGTTGCTTTTATGCACAATCTATGTCTGGCACAATAATAGAGAGATGCCACTTTGCCAACAACTCTGCTGGAACGGCAGCTTTGTATGGCTTGCAAGTAGGTGCACAGTTTAGTGACAATCTTATCACAGATTGCACATTTGCAGTAGGGTCTACCGCTCTATTGCATCTTGCCAACAGTATCCAAACTAACTCTATAATTGAAGGGAACTACTTTGTGGGCGATAGTGCTGTTGGTGCTTACAATTTAACTTCTGGTGGCAGTTGTGCTGCGTTGATGAATAACACTTTCCTTGTAACAACTGTTCAGACTGACCGCATTAACTGGGCTAACAGGGGCAAGGTCTCAGGGAACTTTGCGGCGAAAGCCTACATTGACAGTGCAACGGAGTAAATATGCCATTATATGAATTTAGGTGCGAGTGCGGGGATGAGGAGGAGATACTACTTCCCTTTGAGCATCCCGAACAGATATGTAAATGTGGGAAGGTTATGCAACTCAAGGTGTCTCACTCTAACTTCACAATGAAACCTACTGGCAATCAGATGGCATTAGACTCACTTAATTCCAAAGGTAGTGGATTCCCTCTTAGAGAGGACGGCTTGAGGGCTAAGGGAATACGAGATACCTTTGCAGGAACACAAAAACCACCACAGACTGTGTGGTAAATAGCCTGCCTTTGAGAGCAGGACAGAAAAGAAAGGAGGGTAATGGTGAAACTTAACAATGAGAGGGTGATAAGTGTAGAAGATGGATGTTGCTAACCTAGCTTATACGGCAGGGATTATTGATGGCGAGGGTTGCATCGGTATCTATGCTCAACTTAGAACCCCAAAAAACAAAAAGGGTTATCAGGTTAGGGTCTCCGTTAATCATACTAATGGTGATTTAATGCATTGGTTGGCAAGAACCTATGGGGGGAAAGTATATTTTGAGGCTCGTAATAACCCTAAATGGAAACATCGCTGGGCTTGGATTTTAACAGGTAAGGGTGTTTCGGTTTTCCTTGAACTAATTTATCCGTATTTGAGATTAAAAAAAGCTCAGGCTGAGTTAGCTCTAAAGTTTCAGGGGAACAGAAGGGGGAAGGGTTATCCTCTTACAGAAGACGAACTTAATTTAGATAAGATGCAAAGAACGCTAATGAATGAATTAAATAGAAGGGGGAAGTAAATTGAAGCTGAATAATGGGGAAATCTTCACGGCTAGAGAACCACTGGCAAAGCTCTTGGGGGAGAAGTTCCCAGTCAAAGTTGCCTATGGATTGGCAAAACTTGCTAATAAACTGAACGACCAACTCAAGGTGATTGATGATGTGAGGAACGGCTTAATCAAGACTTATGGCGAAGCAGACCCAGATAATAAACAGCAAATCAGGGTTAACCCTGAAGGCGAGAATTTCGTTAAGTTTGCTGAGGGGCTGAATGAGCTATTTGCCAAAGAGGAAAACATAGACATCCAAGTGGTTAAGTTACCCGAAAAAGTAGCTGCGACCTGCGACAAGTGCAATCACAATATGGATAAGATGCTGGAGATTGAGCCCAGTATCTTGATGGTACTTGAGAAGTTTGTAGAGGTAAGCTAGTCGCTTCGGCGGCTAGACATTACCCCCTTTAAAGCGGGGGGAGCTTAATACCTCTCCCCGCCGTGTAAGGAGGTGGTATGCCTACTTACGACTATTGGTGCAAATACTGTCATAGAAAGTTTGAGATGTCAAAGTCTATGGAGAAAAGGCACACTGCTAGATGCCCTAAATGCAATGCGAAAAGTAGGCTAATTCCATCTGCCTTTGACTTTAGGGTGAAATGAGACTGCGATATGGTACTCACTATGTAGCTGAGGATGAACCTTGTCTGGGATTGTATGAGATGAATTTACAATCTCCAGGGTCAAGGGGATTTCACAGATACCAGATTATCTATGTTATGCGGGGCAACAAACCCGCTGAATATAGGAGGGATATGGGATTGGCAAAGGACTTCAAGGCTGACCAACTGCGTATTCTAGGTGGAGTTAAAGATGATGTTACTCAAAGGTTCTACATAGAGCATACAGTTGGAGAATTGAGGGAGATTGCTGACCAACGGAGGGGGAACAGTCTGTTTGATAAAAGAGAACTCGTTCAAGTAAATAATATAAAGGAGTAGAACGATGGAGAAAACTGAAACAGAAAACCAAGCACTAATTGAGGAGATGGTAAAAGAAGCCGAGAAAGTCGGTGAGCCTGGGGAAGTAACAAAAGGTGGGGTTATTCACGCAGGTAGTGATGATGTGCCTTCTCCGATGATAATGTCGGAGTTGAAAAGTGCTGGGCATACCTACATCTACAACACTAGAACTGGAGACCAGAGCATAGTCAATTTGAATATGCTACGGAGAAAACTCCAGCTAAAAAGGGCTGATAACTCACCTGTATTCACTACGGTAAAACCAAAGGTTCTTCCCAAGTTGGGGGAGTATAAATGCCTCTTACACCCAAATGACCCCAACAGAAAACACTACGATGAACTGGGTCTAGCGGTATGCCCAAAGGCTCACCTGAACTCACCCTATCAGGTAAGACGACATATGATGAAGAAGCACAGGATGGAGTGGGATGCTATTGAGCAGGAACGCATAGACAGGGAGAAGAAAGAAGATAGGGAATTTCAGAAACAGCTTATGAGTAGGGCTACAGAAGAAAAACCCCCGCTCTATGTTTCTGATAAAGATAAAGCAAAAACTAAATAGACATAAATAGCCAACACAAAACGAATAATAAGAGGAGGACAAGATGGCTAAATCAATGTATTCCGTGCCAGTAAGCGAGGTGTTTGGCGAGGATGAAGCACTTGCTACTACACTTGCTTTTGGCGACATCATAAATGTAAGAAGTGGCTTTAAGGGCTTGCAGTTTTACTGTGCTAGTGCCTTTGAGTTTCTTACTACCCCACGCATAGGTAAGGTCATTCTCTACGATGCTAGTACGGCGACTTACTATGACCAGACTACTGCTGCAATAGATAATGACGCAGACACAGAAGTCAATCTTGGCACTATGACCACAACCGATATTCTCTATGTCGGAGCTGTAGATGTATTTCTCGGGCTAAGTATAGATGTGGGTACAGTCAATGCCAACACAGTGACAACCCTTACCGTTGAATATTGGGATGGGGGTGCGTGGGTGGACTTCTCTGGTGAGGATGATGGAACTGACGCTGCTAATACCTTGGCACAAGATGGACTCTACACCTGGACATTACCTACAAACTGGCACACGACATCAGTAAACGGTAGTGTTCCACTTTACTATATGCGATTCTATCCAGCAGGTACATTAACGGCTGGTACAAGCTTTGACCGCCTCATAACCATTAACAAAGGGACGGACTACGCATACTTCGCTGCTGCCATGGTACACGATTTCAATTTTGATGAAGATGTGGTTGGTGGATTACAGTTCCTATCTAAATCGGGGACACCAACACTTTTTGTCAACCACATAAAGTATAAGGGTTAAGGAGGATATAAAATGAGAGGAAGTCCAATAAGTTCAAGTGGAACAAACACATTAGTTTCTACTGCTGCATACGATATACCAGATAATATTCTCTTTACTCTTGGGAACGATAGTGATATAGCCCAAGTTCTTTCTACCAGTGCGATAACCGCTGATGCAACATTAACTGGTGTTATTGAGGGAACGGCAAGGCATCTAGCAACTGCTGTCAATTCCCTTTTAATTTCCAATGTTACCAACGATGGTGATATACAATTCTTAGTCAGTGATGGTGGACACTCCTGGGGAATGCTGACTTTTAACGCTGATGACCATTCGGCTCATTTCGGACAGAGTGATTGGGGCGTGGATGTTAAATTTTGGGGGGCTACTGCTAATTACTACCTGTTGTGGGATGAAAGTGGAGATGATTTAATTCTCGCTGGTGCCAATGCTACTTTTAGTATAGACGCTACACTTGATTCATCCAGCACAACCACTGGCTCCTTTCATACAGATGGCGGTGTTGGTATCGCCAAAGCCCTCTATGTGGGCGCCAGAATAGATTTGAGTAGTGCCACCCTGAATGTAGCAGATAACGATGTTTCCTTTATTAACATCGGCAGTTACGATGCAGCGTTAGCTAGTACAACTCAGCCGACAGTCAATACTTTTGGCACTTCCTTACATATTAGTCATGCCACCGATGCTACTGGAGATGTGTGGCTGACAGGTAGTTACGAAAAATTAAGTATAGTTACCAATAATCAACCCCACAACAGTTTTGTTACCAGTATGGTGAGGATGGATATACAAGAGGAAGTTGACTCTGCTTATGGCATACAATCCCACGTTAAATTTAGCACCGATGGTGCTGTAGCTACTGATGGAGAGGTAATTGGCATATCGGCTATGCTTTATGGTGCAATAGCTACAACTAGAGGATTACAGTGGGCTTTCAAAGCAGACCAGAGGGCAACTGGGGCGGGAACTGGGAGAGGTAACTCTGCTGCTATCTTTGGTGTAACTACTGAAGATACAGGGGCTATTGTTCGTCTTGAGAACTTAACTAATACAGTTCAAGATGGCATAACAATTCAGAACTCTGGAACTATGACTAATGGGATTTACTTTGTTGGCACAATGACCACGGGTATAGACCTTGGTGACAACTGTACTACTGGTATTAGTATTGGCACGTGTACTACTGGTATCAGTTCAGCTGCCCCAATAATAGTTGGTGCTAGTGATACTGGTTACGATGTAAAGTTCTGGGGAGCTACTGCTGACCACTATATGCTTTGGGATGAAAGTGCCGATGAGCTAGTTATCAAAGGAAGAACTTACTTCCTTGAAGATACAAGCAGAACAGGAGAGGGAACCTATCTTTTTGGGGATGGTGGTGGGAGTGGATTGAACATAGGTATGGCTACTCCTGGTGACTGTCAGGGCATCAAAATGGAGTTTAAGTATGGAGTATCCCCAACATTAACTGGTGGCGGAAAAAATGTTCACGGAATGGATATCAAGATGACTATGGACCAAGACTGGGATTTCAATAGTGCTAATCGTAATGCGACTATCAGGGGTGGAAGAATTCAGGGTTGGAGTCAGGATGATGTTGGGGGAAAGGTTATGGGAATTTACTGCAATGCCCGTGCAGAAGGAACATCAAAGACAGTAAAGGGGATTATTGGTGGAACGGATGATGGTCCTGGAATAGTAAGCCTTGAGGCAAGGACGGAGTTGGGTTCAAGTGCTACGATTACATCTCCTGCTATTGTTGGTCTTGAGGTTTGGCATAACTCAAAGACTGGTGCAACCTTTGATGGGGCTTATAGGGCGATTAACATTCATCAACCTTTAATGCCAAGTATTACAGGGAATATGTACGGCATCTGGTTTGGTGATGACCACAATACTGGATATCCCTATGATTATGCCCTCGGATTCTCTTCAGAGCTTGATTTAGACCAAGTAGCCCATCATAATGCTGGTTTTAGTACAACTGGAAGTGGTGCTGTTGATGGTTGGATTAAAGTAGAGGTTGACGGCAATCCACTTTATATCTACCTATGGAATACCGCACCAAGTTAACAGTAGGGGATAAATGGCTAAGATAGTACACACTAATGTTGGCGTAGGAATAGAAACACTTGGTGAGTGGATGGGCGAAGACATTCACGAAATCGTTGAGGGTGGTGAGCTTATATCATCTGCTCCGCCCAGTGGCTATCATAAAATATACGGCATTTATGCCAAGAAAGTTGGAACACAATACCACCTTATTATGGTGGTAGAGACTGAACCTGAATCATAAAAGGAGGAAGAAATGGCGAAACAAACAGTGGAAGTAATCACACCTTCGGACTTGGATGGATTACCAGATGGCACAACTTATAAGAGGATGTCAACAACGGAGCAGTCCAAGCTAGGTGCGGTAGAGGAAAACGCCACTACCGACCAGACGGGTACTGAAATCCAAACAGCAGTTGAGGGGCTTTCTGATGCTGACCGTAACATTATGGTTAGCGACCCCCAGACTGGTGAATACAAGATACACGGTGCTCACCGCAATGCTGCTGGTAATTTAGAATATGACTATGACGATGTAGCTGAGTAAGCGAGGGCTAAATGGCTAAACAGACAGAGGAAGTGGCTGCTGGCGTAAGCCAAGTAACCTTTGATGCTCATACGCATAGTTATCGCAAGCTAACTCAAGTTGGGGCTGACTCTACTAAGACCTATGCCACCCCAGATAGAACAGATGTTGTGGATGATTCAGAGGTATTTGCTGCCGATAATACAGATATGGAGGCGGTAGGTGTTACTGTGTCCACCCAACCAACGGGGGTGCCAAGCTAATGCCTAAAGGTAAGTTCCCTTTAATATTCCCATGGAAGTTTACAGAGTTTGATGCACGATTTGTTAAGTGTATAAATGTTGAGGATACCCTTGCGTTCTCCGATAAAAGCGATTCGCTGATGTTTAGAGATGTAGGGGATAGCCTTGCCTTTAGCACGATAAGGGATAGAACAGTATTTGGGAATATAGAAGATACAATAACATTTACTGAGGTGAATATATGAGTGCACCTTATTACACTGGGGATGGTGTCCCATTAAAGTTTATAGTCTCAGATGCAGATGGGGATGTGAGCCCAACCGCCTGCGAAGTGACAATCTTGGGACCAGGCAACACTATTTCTGAAGGCACGGCTACAATTGACGACAATGAGGTAAGCTGCAATGTGCCTGGAAGTGTTACCTGCGCTGAGGGGCTTTATAAGGTTTACTTTGTTTTAACTCTACCAAGTGAATTAGAGAGAACACACAAGATTGAATTTAATGTGATAATTAACCCCGAGGTGAATAAATGACTACGACATTGAAAGATTGTAGGATTTTATTATCTAAAGAAATGGGCGATTACTGGGCAAGTGAATCAACCACCCCTAGCCTTGCGGCTACAACAACCCTTACTGATACCCAATTAGCAGCTAAGGCTAATGACTGGATAGATGGTGATAGAGAGATGTATGACCTGATAACCGATGCTGATGTCAACGAACATGAGGAACGCAAGCTCTCCTCTCTAGCCAGTGGGGTTTTAACTATGATTGCCCATACTTCCAATAATGATGCTGGTGTAAGCTACGAAGTTCACAGGTTATTTACTGCATCTGAAAAGAGGCGAGCCTTAATTCACGCAGCCAAAGCCGTGTATCCTCATTTATTTATAGAAATCAGGGATGAAACCAAGACATCTGGGACTTGGGGAATCAATGGTTGTTTTACTAATTGGGCTAGC